GAAGATGGTCATGAAGCGAGAGAATATCGCTAACAAGGGCATCTGGACTGCTAAGAAAAGATATATTCTTAACGTATGGAATAGTGAGGGTGTCCAATATGAGCAACCTAAACTAAAGATGATGGGCATTGAAGCAGTGAAGTCATCAACTCCTGCTCCATGTCGAAGTGCTATTAAAGGAGCACTGAATGTCATCATGTCAGGAAATGAATCCGATGTGCAGGATTACATTGATAAATTTAGAAGGGAGTTTGAATCAATGACACCTGAGGAGATAGCATTTCCTCGTGGTTGTAATAACATTGCAAAGAATTCATCCCCTGCTACAATATATGGTAAAGGATGTCCCATGCACGTGCGTGGTGCACTACTGTATAACTTCTGGGTTAAGAAAAAGAAACTGACACACAAGTATCCACTCATCCAAGAAGGTGAGAAGGTAAAGTATGTCATGCTTAACACCCCCAATAAAATCAATGAGAATGTAGTCTCATTCTTTCAAACATTACCACCTGAGTTGGGTTTGAATGGAAGTATTGATTATGACTTACAATTCACAAAGAGTTTCCTCCAACCACTACAAGTAATACTTGATACTCTTGGATGGGACGCAGAAAAAACTAACACATTGGAGGCATTATGGTGCTAGATGAATCAAAAGACAAGTGGAATCGTGGAGTAGATTTATTTACTGAATCTGTCTACAAACCAGATGATAAACTTCGTCAATGTGCTCGTAACCAAGATTGTTACCAAGAGCTAATGGATGTCCGAGAGGATGTGCTACAATATTTAAAAACACTTAGATGGAAATGAGTTTTCTAAAAGATATCGTCAAAGAAATTGGCAATGAATATGCAACAGTAGTATCAGATGATGTGGATTCATCATCATTAGTAGACACAGGTAGTTACATTTTTAATGGACTTGTATCTGGGTCAATCTATGGAGGTATACCTTCTAATAAGATTACTGCTATTGCGGGTGAGTCTTCCACTGGTAAGACATTCTTTTGTTTGAGTATAGTCAAACACTATCTTGAGAAAGACCCAGACGCAGGAGTAATTTATTTTGAATCTGAGTCTGCAATATCAAAAGAAATGATTGAGTCTCGTAACATAGATGCCAATCGTATGGTTGTTGTGCCTGTCACTACAGTGCAGGAGTTTCGCACACAATCACTAAAGATTCTTGACAAGTATCTATCACAACCTGAGGAGAAACGCAAACCTATGATGTTTGTATTAGACTCTCTTGGAATGTTATCTACTACTAAAGAGGTAGAGGATGCTGAGGCAGGAAAAGAAACAAGAGACATGACTAGAGCACAGATTGTTAAATCAATCTTCCGTGTCTTGACCTTGAAATTAGGTAAAGCAAATGTCCCTCTACTTGTCACTAATCATACATATGATGTAGTGGGTGCTTATATACCTACAAAAGAAATGGGTGGAGGCAGTGGTCTTAAATACGCTGCAAGCACAATCATCTATCTTTCCAAGAAGAAAGAGAAAGATGGCACAGAAGTGGTTGGTAATTTAATAAAATGTAAAACAGCTAAGTCGAGGTTAACAAAAGAAAATGCACTTATTACTACTAGACTCTTCTACGATGAGCGTGGACTTGATAAGTACTACGGATTATTGGAGTTGGGTGAGAAATATGGAGTTTTCGAGCGTAAGGGAAACCGTATTGTTGTTGGGGAGTCTAGCGTCTATCCTTCTGCTATTCTCAAGGACCCTGACAAATACTTCACCGAAGAAGTAATGCAGAAACTAGACGATGCTGCACGTCAAGAATTTACTTATGGAACTTAAAGAATTCATCAAGGTTTACGACGATATAGTTGACCCTAATATTTGTAAGAATGCTATAGAGTTGTTTAGTAAAGACGCATCAGTCGTGCGTCTAGAAAAACCACAGATGTCATCACTCAATATAACTGTCAGGTCTGAAAAAGATAAAGACCATGATTGGAGTGTGGTGCAATCAGAATCTATCATGGCAATCAAGGCATGTGCACAGCAGTATGCTATGGAAGTCAAGGTAGATAAGTATTGGCCAACGCAGAATAGTTTAGAGCAAATTAAAATGCATAAATTTTCTGTAGAAGAAGGGGATAGTTTCCCTACACATATTGACGTAGGTAACTATGACTCTGCTAGAAGGTTTGCAACCTTTGTTATTTTCCTTAATGATACTGAGGATGGAGTATACTTTGACACTCTAGACTATAAGGTAACTGCAAAGACAGGTAGAATAATGTTGTTTCCATCTTCATGGCAGTATCCATACTCAGATTTACCACCAACAACAGATGATAAGTATATGATAACCACATACTTACACTATGTTTGAATTTAATACTCATCCACCAATGGTCTCTCGTGTGCAGGGGTCACCAGTGTATATCATTGATGATTTCTATAAGTATCCTGAGGAAGTTGAGGATGAATTTTGGAATCATGAGTTGAGATATCATAAAGAAGGTGACCCAGGATATAATGGTAAGTTATTCCATGACATGAGACATCACTTTCCTAACGATGACCTATGGGAAGTTGGAGAATATTTACTAGATGTATGTGGTGCAAAGTATCATGGGTCAGGTCCTGATTGTTTAAGTAATGTGTTTGAATATGAAGGTAACGACCACATTGATAACTACTGGTATCCACATTTAGATGCAGGGTATACAGCACTGATATATTTTGAAGGGACAGGCACTAACTTATATGCCACACCCAGTCGCTTTGAAGTTGAAGAGATAAATGCACATCCAGAGCATGTTAAACCATGGCGGTCTAAAGAAGATTATGAATTGCTGTTGACATTCGAGGGTAAGTACAATAGACTCGTATTATTCAACGGAAAGAAGTTTTATCACGGAGCAGATATCTACTACTCCCCAGTCAAACGTTTCAACCAAGTTTTATTTTTTACGGATGAGCCTTAAGATAGAAGAAGTTGCACTAAGCAAACTTATAATAAATGAATCTTATGCAAGGAAAGTTTTACCATTTGTAAAACCAGAATACTTTGATGCATTTACCAACCGTGTCCTCTTCGAGACGCTTAGTGAATACATTAATAAATTTGATACTACACCTGAGCCTAATGCTCTAAAGATTGAGATAGAAAAGAGAAAAGATATTACTGATGACATCTATAAAGACATTGAAAGTTTCTTAGATAACCTTGATAGAGACCATTATAATGATGAATGGTTAGTTGATACTACTGAGAAATGGTGTAAGGAGCGTGCTATATACTTAGCACTAATGGAGTCCGTTAAGATTGCTGACGGACAAGATAAAACACGTACAAAGGATGCTATACCTAGCATCATGTCTGACGCACTAGGTGTATGCTTTGATGAATCCGTTGGACACGATTACATTTCAGACTCTGATGACAGATACGATTTCTACCATAGAAAAGAAGAAAAAGTCCCATTTGATTTGGACTACCTTAACAAAATTACCAAAGGTGGTCTCCCTAATAAGACTCTCAACATCGCTCTTGCTGGTACGGGTGTCGGGAAATCTTTATTCATGTGCCATGTCGCTAGTGCCTGTCTCTTACAGGGGCGCAACGTTCTCTACATTACATGTGAAATGGCAGAGGAGAAAATTGCAGAGCGAATTGATGCCAACCTCCTTGACATCCCCATCCAACAACTCCAAGACCCCTTACTGACAAAACAAAAGTATCGTGCTAAGATGGATGTGTTGAAGAAAAAGACACAGGGTAAACTTGTTATTAAAGAATACCCTACAGCATCTGCACATGTAGGTCACTTCAAAGCACTCTTGAATGAGTTGTCATTGAAGAAAGGATTTCATCCTGAGATTATATTTGTAGACTATCTAAACATATGTGCTAGTAGTAGATACAAAGGCACGATTGTAAACTCATACACATATGTAAAAGCAATAGCAGAAGAATTACGTGGACTAGCAGGAGAGTATAACGTGCCTATCCTATCTGCTACACAGACTACTAGGTCTGGGTATGGTAATTCTAACGTAGAGATTACTGACACCAGTGAATCATTTGGTCTTCCTGCAACTGCTGACTTGATGTTTGCTCTCATATCTACAGAGGATATGGAGGAGTTGAATCAGATTATGGTTAAGCAGTTGAAGAATAGATATAATGACCCTACTGTATACAAGAGATTTGTGTTGGGTATTGACAGACAGAAGATGAGGTTGTATGATTGTGAGCAGGGTGCTCAAGATAACATCATTGATGCAGGCGATGCTCCTAAATCATTTACAGATACTAAAAAATCATTTGAAGGATTTAAAATTTAATGGCTGAATTTACTAACCAATTTGACCCTAAGAAGGGAGACCAAGATGCTGCTGCAGAGCGTATCAATAGTGCTGCTAGAGATAAAGTAGACGAGGCAGAAGAAAAAGTAAAAGCAACTGAGCAAGGCACTGCCAAGACACCCGAAGATATGGGTAAGAAGATGGGCACTGCTCCTCAGTCAAAGAAAAAATTAGATAAGAAACTAAAAGAGAAAGCAAAAGCAGAGAAGGAAGGTGCTAAAAAGTTTGAGGTAGACTTGGATAGGTATACTGAGTTTGTTGATAGAGTAACATCAGAGCCTAGTAAAGATTTCACAGTGCTGATGGAGAGATATGCAGAGTTAAAATCACAAGGTTGTAACATACAACGTCTTGATACTGCTGCATCAGGTATGTCTGCAGAAGCAGGAGAGTTTATGGAGATTGTAAAGAAACTAAAGTTTCAAGGTAAAGACTATACCGCAGCAAACAAAGAGCATCTAACCAAAGAGTTAGGTGACATCATGTGGTATGTTGCACAAGCATGTCTAGCACTAGACGTGAGGTTTGATGAGGTCATCTATACTAACACTCTTAAGTTAGCAGCACGTTATCCTAATCAAATGTTTGAAACTAATTACTCGGAGAATCGTCAGCCAGGTGACATCTAGTGCAGTATATAATTCCTTCCAACTTAGGATGGTTAGAATCTAAGTTACGTCCAGAGGAGATAAAACTTCTCTGGAATTATATTCTAGAGGCAAATGTAAATGCCAAACCTAATTTAGTAGGACATCTACATGAGAGTTTATATTTAAAGGATAAAAAGAATCAGTTTTTTGATAGGACACTAATACAATATTGTAGTCACTACTCATTTAAGTTTGGTAATCAAGGAGATAAGATACCTACTACAGGACAGCATCAGATGTGCTTGGAAAGTTTCTGGGTCAATAGAATGAAGAAGTATGACTTCAATCCTTTCCACAATCATTTTGGTGTGTATAGTTTTGTCATATGGTTAGACATACCTACAGATTATAGAGAGCAGTATGCAACTACCGAAGCAAATGACGGTGGCTCTGCATCTAACTTTGAGTTTATGTATCCCAACATACTAGGAGAGATAACAACATATAAGTATCAACTAAGTGAAGAATCAAATGGCACTATACTATTCTTCCCATCTAAACTTATGCATGGTGTGTATCCATTTTATAACTGTGATGATGAAAGGATTTCTATATCAGGTAATATAGCGATAAAGACAGACTAAATACTTGCATGCCAAACAAAATAGATACAGAACCTCTCTATGATGGAGAAGGTGTAAATGCAGTACCTATAGGTAAAAGCAACAAGGGTTTCTTATACGAGGTTTCTTTAATTAAATCTCTAAGAAGTCAAGGATTTACTGTGTCTGACCCTGCGGGTGCTGACTCTGCTAAAGCTGACCTTGAATTGACAAAAGGAGCTAAGACAATTAAGTTTGAATTAAAAGAAAAATTAGCTGCTGACTTTTCTCAGATGAATTTTGATTTTGATACTACTCGTAGAGAATTTTATATTGATAAGACTAAACCATCAGCGCAGAAAGATGCAGCCAAAGTTATGATAGGTATTGCAGAGCAATATAATATTCTCTCAAAAGCAAATGCTCATTGGAAACCTAAAAAGAATATGCCTGCTAAGTTTGTCCTACCTGCAGGGTCACCTTTTAAGGAAAAAGATAAGTCTAGGAAATTAGATTTAAAAAGATTTCCAGACAAGTATCTGGGACAAGGATTCGGACCTGCGCAGGAGGTTGAAAAGTATTACAACGCAAAAGATACTTATTATATACAGATAAAAGGAAAGGGTCTATATTATATGGGTAAAGACCCTGAGAAATATGGATGTCCTCGTTTCTCTGACTCTTGTGCTGACAGTAATATTAGAATTCGTATCAAAACTAACTCAGCATCTAAAGGTGCATGGTCATTCTTAATGGCACTTAAGATTAGTAGACTCAGACCAAGTCCTATAAATCTAGACAAAGATGCGTCTTTTTTATAACCAGTTAAAGAAGTGTCCACTCCTCTACCCATTCACCTCACAGTATAGTATAATATAGTTATGGCTAAGAATACTCACCTAGAGCATTTAGAAGATGATATATTTAACTCTGGTTACAACGGTGTAACCAATAGTATTAATTTTCTTGTAGGTCTACGAGACATGCTGACCACAGGTAAAGGTGGTGGTAATACAAAGGTGACAGTTAAGTGGGATGGTGCTCCTGCTATAGTTTGTGGCACAGACCCCCAGACAGGAGACTTTTTCGTAGGTAATAAGTCTGTGTTTAATAAGTCAACACCTAAGATTTGTTATACTGATGGTTTTATAGACGAACATTACCCTAGCAGTGGACTTAACAAGGTGCTTAAGACTTGTTTAAAACATTTGATGAGACTACCTATAGATGGTGTGATACAAGGAGACTTACTCTATGAGCAGAGACCTCCTATCGTTACCATGAAAGGTAAAAGATGTTATGTTTTCAAACCAAATACTATCTCATACTGTGTTGAGGTAGACTCTGACTTGGGTAGACAGATAGCAAAGAGTGAAATAGGTATTGTATTTCACACTAGATACAGTGGGTCAAGCATAGATGCAATGGCAGCAGGGTTTGGTGTTAATGTCAAACCACTACAGGGTGTAGACAGTGTGGCAGTATTCTCCTCAGAGTTTACTAATGTAAATGGTATGGCAAACCTATCTCCTGCAGAGTTGTCTAAGATAAACCTAACCATAGCATCTGCTAAACGTAACCTCACTGGTGGACGTAAGTTTCTAAACACTATCAATAAGGAGACAGGGTCATTTGCTTACAATGCATTGTTTAAAATGTATTTCAACCAAGTAATACGCTCAGGAAAGATACCAACTAACTCTTCTGCCATGGCAAAGGGGTATATTTCTTTCGTAGATGCACGTTTCAAGGCAGAAATTGCTAAGAAAAAGACTGCTAAAGCACAGAAAGACTGGTCTGATAGGAGTGATAAGGCTCTTGCTTATCTAAATAGTAATAAGTCTGTCATGTATTCCGCACTTAGCGGTTTCAAAGACCTTATGACTGCTAAACAGCAAATCATAAATAAACTGAAGAAGATAGAAGGTGTCGGCACTTTCTTAGAAGATGAAAATGGTTACAAAGTAACCAGTCCAGAGGGGTTTGTCGCTATCAAAGATGGTGCAGCACTCAAACTGGTCGATAGATTAGAATTTTCTAGAGCAAACTTCACCGTCGCTAAAGATTGGGGCAAATGAATTTTTTAGAATTTATAACTGAGGCAGCAAAGAGTGCGTCTCAACAAAACAAACCTAAGAAACCCACGACAAGTCAAAAAGGTCAGAAGACTTCTGGTAACCTAGAGGATAAGCATGTTGCTATTACTTTTGGTCGCTTTAACCCTCCTCACGCTGGCCATGGCAAGTTACTTGATGCTGTCAAGTCGCACGGAGGAGACTCGGGAAACTATAGAATCTACCCATCCCGTAGTCAGGATCACAAAAAGAATCCGTTATCCGCACAACAAAAAGTAGACCACATGAGGAAGTTATTTCCCTCACACAAGGAAAAGATTCAAAACAATGAAGCACATAGAAATATATTTGATGTAATGCGTGACCTACATGACGAGGGTCATGAGCACGTAACAATGGTAGTAGGAGATGATAGAGTAAAAGAGTTTGAAAAGTTGACTAACAAATATAATGGAGTGCATTATAACTTTAAGACTATCAATATCAAATCAGCAGGAGCAAGAGACCCTAAGAGCGATGACCCTATAGAGAAGTTATCAGCATCTGCTATGCGTAAGCATGCAAGTGGTGATGACCATGACTCATTCCATGCAGGCATGCCTAAGGGTATCTCCGCAAAGCATTCCAAACAGATGATGGCAGACGTGAAGACTGGAATGACACCACCTCCTAAGAAGACGAAGACCAAGAAGTCAATCAAAGAGTTGACACTCTGGGAGTATGCACCTAAGTTAGATGCAGATTCGTTTAGAGATTTCTATATGCTAAACCATATCTTTAAGGTAGGTGCTATAGTAGAGCACGATGACACTGGACTAATAGGAAAGGTTGTCCATCGTGGCACTAATCATGTCGTATTCCAAATGCCAGATGGCAACGAGGAAAAGGTATGGTTAAAAAATATAACTGAAGTGGAAGACCCACGTGCTGCATGGGCACGTGCTGCTGATACCACCAAACTCCAAAACAATTACTCTGCTGATGATGGCAGTGGTAATGACTGGAAGGCAGGTACAGACAACTATAGAATGGCATTACAAGCAATGACTCCAGGGCAATCTGTAGTCAGTTTTACAGATTTTCAACAACGTATTAGAAAGTCTACTAATACTAAATAAAAACAGAAAGACCAATTAGGTTGATAGAAATGAAACTAGAAATGTTAGTGTCTGCTGCTCTTATGGACTACTCTCCTACTGAGCAATCATATATTCTTAAGGCAGTCGAGGAAGATAAACTTCCAGATACAGACCGTCTCCACACTGGTGTTATGAAAGTCATGGAAGTCCTTGACACATTTGAGCCAGTGGTAGAAGGATATGCAGGATTCGACGTCGACAGAGAGACAGTCGCAAAGAAAAAGAAAGAGCATGCAGATGACCGTAACGTAGGTCGTGTTGTCACCTCAGGTGGAAACTCAATGCTTATTACAGGACGTAAATCTGATGGTCGTTACATAGTTGTCGGTAAAAAAGGAGAGAAGACAGCAAAAGATGCAGCAGACTTAGGTGTAACTGCTAAGGAAAGTGTTGTTGGTCAGGATATTGATGACCTACATCAACTCATGTTAGAAGGACTTAAGCAAGCACGCAAAAACGTTGGTGCATCTACATGTTGGAAAGGTTATAAGGCATCTGGCACTAAGATGAAGGGTGGAAAACAAGTCCCTAATTGTGTCAAAGAAGACGAGAAACCTTCTGACTTTATAAATAAATTGTCTAAGTCGGGATTATTTTCCGATGCGGAGTTGGAAAAAATGGGAGAGATAAACTAAATGAAACCCTCCAACCCAGGTGAAAAGTCTTTTCTATCTACTAAGAAGAAAGGCAATGTTATTATTAACCCCAAGAAGGAAGACCTCATGAAAGAAACCAAACTACAAGAAAAGAAAGCTGCCAAAGACTATGATGGTGATGGTAAAGTTGAGAGTGGTTCTAAAGAGCATGCAGGAGCAGTCCACAATGCTATCCAGAAAAAGAAAGGTTTGAAACCTGATGGCAAGGACACCCGCATGGAAGGTTATGGTGCAAAGGTAAAGAAAAAGGTAAAGGCAATGAAGGAAGCAGCATATGATGCATTGCGTTCTAAACGTGCAAAGAGTCCTAAAGGAGAAGGGACATCAGCAGCACCTAGCGAGTCAAACGTAGGAGAAAGTGTAGAGCATCTAAATGAGTTGAGCTCTGATACCTTAAAAAGTTACATTAAGAAAAGAAAAGAGAAAATCGCAAGAGGAAAACAAGGCATAGATAGAGCAACAGATCAAGCAATAGAAAAGGATACTATTGGAAGAACAGTTAAAAAACCTAAAGGCACTTATGATATAAAAAACTATAAAGGTAAAAAAGGAACTGTCGAATACCAGAAAGAAGAGCAAATCAATGAAATCTCTGCTAATAAATTAATTGATGCAGCAAAGGCAGCAGAAGTTAAGAGAGGTAAGGCAGCAGTAGCAGGAGATAGAGAGACTGCAAAGAAAGCCATAGGACAGAATAAGAAATTCTTTGATGCAGCACAAGAGAAGAGAAAGAATGAGTCACTAGATAGAATGAAGGAAAAAATGATACAGTTTACTAAAGACCATGACCAACAAATGCAGGGTAAACAGCCTATATAATTTACATTGAGATTTAATCATGCTATCATTTTTACTACCATTCGCATCTAAGATTGTATCTGATGCAGTAAACAAAATCCCAGACGATTCAGACTTGGGAGAGAAACTTATAGACTTATGTCTAGTCATTCTAGCTAAAGCAGTTAAGCTTACTAAGACTGACATGGACGACAAACTCTTGGAGACAGTTAAGGCTGCACTTGAAACTAGAGAATAAGTTTTATAAATAACTTATAGGAAAAAATTATTAAAGTAAACTAATGTCTATTTTAGGTACTATAGACGCTTCCACCTTTGGCAATAAC